AGATAAGCTCGCTGCCTACATCAAGGGTCGCAGAGATGAGCAGAAGGCAGTTGAGTCGCTTATCCAGGCGATGCAGATTGACCGGACACTCGACATCGCAACAGGCCACATGATCATGGGCTACTTAGCAACCATTGACAGAAGGCCAAAGGTGGAAGCATGAGCGAGCTACAGGACATCATTGCAACAAGCTCCATCAGAGCTTTCAATCACGGAGTCAAACACGAGCGAGAGCACATCATTCGGTTGCTGGAAGAAACAAAAGACCAGACCCTTTGCACCTGTCACGGCTGTGAGGAATGGATGAACGCCTTGGACTTTGTAATCGCCAGGATAGAAAACAAGATCCATGACTGACTACGAGATGGGCATAAACCAAGGCAAGCGACAAGAGCGTGAGGCCATCCTTGAATACATTGTCTATCACCCAGAGGCAACCCTCAATGACATTGTTGAGGAAATCCAATACAGATACAACTATGACGAGCGACTAAGACTAGGGGGTGTGCAATGGGACTCACTATTCAAGAGATCGAATTAAGGCTAGAGCTACTTAGTGTCCAGCTTGCCGAACTTGCCAAGATAGTCAACGAGATTGAGGCCCAGGCCAAGGCGATTGAGGATGGTCATGTTTAGATCCTCAATGCGAAGGTGGGCCAAGCGAAAGCTCAAAGACATCTATTACCGAGGCTACGCTGCCGGATACCAAGCAGGAAACTATGACGGTATCGAATACTTTGCTGACCGAGTAATCCTAGAGCTGAGAGATGATGCAGTTCTTAGCATGACTGCTGACCTGGATACCTTGGAACGCTTTGTAGAGATACTTGAGGCGGTGAGGGACAATGGCGAAACACAGAATGATTAGACACAAGACAAACTGGACTTTCCTACTACGCTGGTATAAGTATCGCATTGAGTTTTACCTTGGCAGATTAGTCAAGGCTTACATCTCACGAGGCAGACACTAAGGGGGCAGAAATGCTTGAAGGGCTAACACCACCAGTCAAGATTGGTGCTTGTAAGGTTAGGACTCTAATGGAATCACTAGAGCCTAAAGACCAAGAAATACTAAAACAGGCAATAGCCAACTCAGATTGGCCTTCGCTTACACTTGCAGAGGAACTAACAAAAAGAGGCTTGCTAATCAGCGAGTCCCCACTACGGAAGCACCGAGCGAAAAGATGTTCTTGCCATGCTTGAGAACTTAGAGCCAACCCCAAGGATTACGGCCCCAAAGGATTGGCGGCCTGCTGTTGAGTTTGACGGTATCAACGGCCAGGCTACAACCCCACCGACAACTGGCGACCAGCCAGACTTCACCCAGTTTCTAATAGACCAAGGCTTTGACCCTGAGAGAGTAGAGATCTATGGTCCTGTTAGAACTTCACGCTGGCAACAGCGAGAGGGTGGGGACTGGCTGGTTAGCTGGCGGTTCAACTTCCGCAACAAGACAGAGGCAAACATTGACTTGCCAACCCTTTATGCCCAGGCAAGGCGAGCAGTCAAAGTTGCAAAGCCAAAAGAAAAGAACAACAAAGCTGTTGTTGTTTGTTGGTCAGATGCTCAGACAGGTAAAGCCGGTGACATTAGAGGTGGAACCCCTGAGCTAATCGAACGCATTGCAGAAAAGCAAGCAAGGCTAGATGACTACCTGAAACAAGAAAAGCCTGATCACATCTACTTCCTAAATGTTGGTGACAGCATCGAGGGCTTTGAGTCAGGTGGAAATCCCAACAGGACCAATGATCTCAGCTTGATGCAACAGGTTGACCTTGAGGCTACCTTCGAGTGGGAAACCCTAAAGCTACTTGCCAAACACGCACCGATAACAGCAGCATCAGTCGGATCTAATCATTGTGCCTGGCGTCAAGGCAAGCTCAAGCTCGGCACTCCAACCGATGACTGGGGCATCCACATCCAACGACAACTTGCAAGGCTGGCTCAAGAGGTAGGTCTGCCCATTAGATTCTTTGAGCCACAAGCTAACGATGAATCACTTGCCCTAGATGTGTGGGGCGATAACCAGATGATCCTTGGGCTAGTGCATGGACATCAAGCCAGCAGACCCGATGGCATTGTGCAGTGGTGGCGGAATCAGTCGCATGGCAACCAGCCAGTCAAAGATGCAGACATCCTGATACATGGCCACTTCCATCACCTAACTGTCAAAGAATCAGGCAGACGCAATGATCACAGCCGATGGGTTATTCAGTGCCCAACACTCGATGCTGGCTCTAGCTGGTACAGGCTTGGCATGGGTGGAGATGACTCTGACCCTGGCTTGCTTGTATTCCCTTTGGTCAAGGGCCAGCACTTCACAGGCACTGTCTATAAACTCTAAATTGCCGGAAAAAGAGAGATGAAGCCTTACTACCAGGATGACCTGATAACTCTCTATCATGGCGATTGCCTAGAGATAACAGACTGGCTTGATGCTGATGTGCTAGTGACTGACCCACCTTATGGTGTGGCTTGGAAGTCAAGCACTATGAGTAATGCCAGCAAACCAAAGAGCGAAACAATAAACAACGATGAGAACCCAGACGCTAGGGATAAGAGCTTAGAGCTTTGGGGTGACAAGCCAGCCATTGTGTTTGGTAGCTGGAAGGTTGACAGACCCAAGGGCACAAGGCACAGACTCATTTGGCATAAGGCAGCCAACATCCCTGGCATGAGGTCACACCCTTGGTTCAATGCCGATGAGGAAATCTATGTGATTGGCATAGGCTTCCAAGGCAAGCCAGAACAGAATGTCCTAGTGACTAATGACAGGCGTGATGGAGCTTATGGTGAGGTTGCTAGGCTAGGCCACCCAACACCTAAACCAATAGGACTTATGGAGCGTTTGATAGCTAAGTGCCCTGATGGTGTTATAGCTGACCCCTTTGCAGGATCAGGTGCAACACTTGTTGCTGCTCGTAATCTAGGCAGACAAGTTATTGGGATTGAGCTAGAGGAACGCTACTGTGAGCTAATAGCTAAGAGAGTAAGTCAATCAGCCTTTGACTTTAGTAATCTCTAAGTTGCCAGAGGAAAGATAAAGATGCCAGCCTACGATTACAAGTGCAACACCTGTGACTACACCATGACAATAGTTAGAGGGATGACAGAGGATGAGCTAAAGCCAATCTGTGTCAAGTGCCAGGCAGAGATGACTAGGAGCTACGACTCTGCACCCGCTGTGACATTCTTAGGAATTGGTTGGGGAAAGGATGGGTAGGTTCCCCAAGCCATGCCTAGTCTGTGGTGATCTAACCAAAGGATTATCTCGATGCGAGAAACATCAAGCAGAGTGGCAGACCCTAGAGAACCTTAGGTTGCAAGAGATGAAGGCAAGACGACCTAACCTGTATGACAGTCAATACAGAAGGAAAGCAAAACTAATAAGAGAAACAGCTTTGTTTTGTCATCTATGTAAAGAACCTGCTAGACCTAATGACCCCTTTACCGCTGACCATCTGATTGCAGGAAATCCAAACAGCCCATTAGCAGCCGCACATAGGTCATGCAACTCACGCAGAGGGAACAAGCCACTTGTCTAGGTACTATGCCCCTGGTGGCCTTGTATGGGGGTGGGTAATGTTATGCCAAAACACAGGGATGCATCACCCCGACCAAATGCTTTTGTGCATCTCCGCAGTTCAAAACCATTGAAGGTAAGCTAGTTTTATGCCCAATCCACCGAAGCCAGCCGAGCTAAAAATGCTAACTGGTAATCCTGGCAAAAGAGCCATTAGAACTAATGACGCTATTGCCCCCCTTGAGTACGGCTACATCGAGCCACCGGCTGAGCTTGGCGAGGTAGGCAAGCAATTTTGGGACAGTATCTTTGGAGCCGGTGAGCTGTGGATCTCAATCAAGACAGACACCCAACTTGTCCAGCTAGTCTGTGAGCAACTTGACAGGCGAGAGCTAATCAAGCAACAGATTCAAGCTGACCCAACAGACCCGACCTGGTACAGACAAGCCAACGAAGTTGAGAAGGCTATTGTGACCGGACTTAGCTTGTTAGGCTTTAGCCCTGCCGACAGGACACGCCTTGGCCTAGTATCTGCCAAGACCAAAACCAAGTTGCAAGAGATCATTGCCAAGCGTGAATCAAGACAGTAGTTGGCCACCAGCCTGGCTAACCCCTGTATCTGATGAGGCCATTGCTAGGGGTGATGGTGAGTATGCGATTGAGTTTGCCGAGGCCTTTGGCACTATAGGTAAAGACGGCATTGCAGGCAAAACAGGTGAGGCACTAAGGCTAAGACCCTGGCAAAAGGAACTTGTAAAACGCCTTTTTGCTAGAGATAGGGATGGCGGATTACTTGCTCAAATTGCCCTTGTAGGTACTCCAAGAAAATCAGGCAAGTCTGCCTTGGCTTCAACGCTTGCCCTTTACAGCTTGATTGCTGAGGGCATCGAGGGTGGCGAGGTAGTGGTTGCTGCTGCTGAAAAGGAACAGGCTCGAATCATCTTTGGCGAGGCTAAGAGGATGGTTGAGGCAAGCGAGCTGTCTGAGATGTGCACCTTGTATCGAGATGCTATCTATGTGCCAAGCACTAACTCTGTGATGAAAGTGTTGTCTGCCGAGGCTTATTCCAAAGAGGGTTTGAACATTTCAAGAGGAATTGTCGATGAGATCCACGCCCATAAAAACCGAGAATTGTTTGATGTGCTGCAACTATCAATGGGAAACCGAGGCAAGATGGCACAGCTACTTGCAGTGACCACAGCAGGGCAAAAGACAGACATGACTGGGGGTGACTCTATTGCTTATAGTCTTTATCAAACAGGCAAGCGAGTGAGCACCGGTGAAGTAAAAGACCCAACCTTTTTTATGGCTTGGTGGGAAGCACCACCAGAGGCAGATCACAGACTTGAGCAAACTTGGAAAACTGCCAACCCTGGCTTTGATGATTTAGTATCTAAGGCCGACTTTGCTTCAGCAGTCCTAAGAACCCCAGAGCCAGAGTTTAGGACTAAGCGACTAAACCAATGGGTAAGCTCACTCAATGCTTGGCTGCCAACTGGCAAGTGGGAGCAGCTAGGGCAACAGATAAACCTTGACCCAGAGCAGCCAGTCATTGTTGGCTTTGACGGCTCATTCAACGGCGACTGCACAGCCCTGACTTACTGCACAATTCCAACGGATGAAACCTTGCCACACATCGGTCTTATCCGAGTCTGGGAAAAGAAACCAGAGGATACCGATGACTGGCGTGTTAGCACCCAAGAGGTTGAGGATGAGATTATTCAATTTTGCCAGGCATACAATGTAAAAGAGATTGCCTGTGACCCTTTTAGATGGCAACGCACAATGGAAGCCATGCAAGACCTTGGCTTGCCAGTTGTCGAATACAACTCAAGCTCACCATCGAGAATGGTGCCAGCCTGTAGCAAGCTATTCACTGCTGTGACTGAGGGCAACCTAACGCATGACGGCAACCCGACTCTAGCCCGACACCTAAGCAACGCTGTCATCAAAACTGACCGCATCGGCCCACGCATTGTGAAGGAACATCGAGGATCACCTCGAAAGATTGACGCTGCAGTGGCAGCAGTCATAGCCTTTGATAGGGCAACAGTTGGTAGAGTAGAGGCTGAGGAACTTACTCCGCAATTTTTTATTTAGGTTGGTAATGACAGCGACAATCCTACAAGCTATCGGCATCTTTACTATCTCACTTGGTGCAGGTCTGATTTACCCACCAGCAGGACTTATCTTGCTCGGTGCCGGTGTCCTCTTATTCGGTTTAGCTATTGAGCGAGGTAAGTAATGCTACGCAATCTATTTGAGCAGAGAGCTATTAGCTTTCAGACTGTCTGGGGTGCTGGCCTAGACTTTGGGCTACAATCCGAGGCTGGTGTCAATGTCACCACTAAAAAATCTTTTGAGATTGTTGCATTTTTCTCTGCTGTCAGCCTTATCTCTGACACCATCTCAACCTTGCCATGTGGTGCTTATCTGAGAATTGGTGCAACTCGCAGACCTCTAAACCCAAGACCAGTTTGGCTAGACCAGCCGGACATTGACCTGAGCACCAGAGCTGCTTTCTTTCAGCAGATTTTTAGTTCGCTACTTGTGCATGGCAACTCTTACACAAGAGTCTTTAGAGATAACGCAGGCCAAGTAGTCAACCTTGTAAACCTCAACCCTGAGAAAATGAAGGTTGAGAGATCTGCAGTTGGTAAAAAGATTTTCAAGTATCAAGATGAGGGTCGGATACTTACCACCGATGAGGTCATCCACATTGTTGATTTGATTTTGCCAGGCGAGCTAACCGGACTATCAAGAGTTGAAACACTAAAACAGTCACTCGGACTAAACATTGCCCTAAGCGATTACGCTTCAAGATTCTTTGGCACTGGTGCAAGTGCATCGGGTGTCATCGAGTTCCCAGGCAACCTGACCTCTGACCAGGCTCAACAGTTGGCGGATGGCTTTGACGCTAGGCACCGCAATGGCACACGCAGAGCACACCGCACAGGTGTCCTATCTGGTGGAGCTAAGTTTGTTGCAACTCAGACTGACCCAGAAGCAAGCCAAGCACTGGAGTCACGCAAGTTTGCAGTCGAGGAAATTGCCAGAGCTTTCAATGTCCCACTTCACCTACTAGGTGTACCAGGCACAGCAAGCTACGCATCGGTTGAGCAAAACAACTTGCAGTTTATCTCGATGACTTTAAGACCGCTGGCAGAAAAGGTTGAGGCAGCGTTCTCTCGCCTACTACCTGGCGATGCTTTTATTAAGTTCCAGTTCAATGACCTACTCAGGGCAGACCTAGCTTCACGAGTCCAGTCCTATTCAGTCGGTACTCAGGCTGGTTTCTACTCAACCAATGACATCCGCAGGCTTGAGGATCTTGAGCCAGTCGAGCAGGGTGACCAATACCGAGTGCCACTAGCCAACATTGCTTTGGCAGACACCGAGGTCATCACACTTGAGAAGCGTGTCAAGATGGTGCAGCAGTTGGTCATCTCAGGCTTTACCCCATCCGAGGCACTTACCGCTGTTGGACTTGGGGAAATTGCTCACACCGGACTGCCAAGCACACAGCTACAGCCTGTTGCTCAGATTGACCCAACAGACCCGACTGCTGTTTACGAGGTCTAATGATTACCACAGGACAGATAACAGTTGGTACTACTAGAGTGCAGATTGACGGCAGTTCAGTCAGTGATTTTAGATTGCACATACACAACATGGATGCAACCGACGCTCTTTACATTGGCAATGAAAATGTGACAACTGCAAATGGTTTCAGTCTTTTCAAGCAAGACTCTGTTGAGATGCAGTGCTATCCAGGTGAGCAAGTCTTTGTAATCTCGAGTAAAGGCAACCACCCAATCTCATTTTTGAAGCAGGTCTAAATGCCTTACTACATTACTCAGGAAAACTCAGAGTGCCCCGACTGGGCTGTGGAAAAGGAAAATGGCGAGCTAGTTGCTTGCCATGATTCTAAGCAGTCAGCTATTGACCAGGCTGTGGCAATTAGCCTTGCAGAAAAGACTGAGTTTTTAGGCGAGCGAGCTGCCATTGGTTTACTACAAGTCGGTGACTTTGTTTCTTGGGCACCACTAGATCCTAGGGTTGCAGCTCAGGTTGCAGAAGTTCAAAATGATTATGCAGTGGTCATGCTGTTTGAATACGAGGATGGCATCTTTGAGCCAAGTCACAAGCTCATGGTGATAAATGTATTTCAGCTAGAAAAGATACCAACCCCAAAGATGATTGCTGTTGAGGTTGAGATGCATCAGCCTGACTCACCAGAGGATGCTCTTGAGGCCAACCTGCCGGATAACTACAGACCAGCCCTAGCCGAGGATGTGCCAGAAGGCCGAGCCTGTGGCAACTGTTTCTTTTACGATGAGTCACGCCTAAACCCTGAGGGCGATAAAGCTTGGTGTGAGCGTTGGGATGCCTTTGTTGATGGTGGCTATTACTGCAATGCTTGGCAAGCTAATGATGAGGGTAGAGCTGCACCTGACGCACTTATGGTTGATGACTTTGTTTCTTGGAACTCATCAGGTGGCAGAGCTAGAGGAAAGATTGAGCGTATTGTCAGAGATGGCAGCATCAACATCCCAAACAGCGATTTTACAATTACCGGCACCGAGGATGACCCTGCTGCCTTGATTGTGGTTTACAGAGAAGTTTCAGACGGGTGGTTAGAAACACCAACCAAGGTTGGGCACAAGTTCTCTACCCTTACAAAGATTGACGATCTACCTTTGTCTGAGGAAAGAGCCATCAACCAAGAAGCACCTGCCTACATGAGGGCAGCAGCTCGCAGAGGCCTTGAGTATTATGAGCAAGGTCTAGCTGGTGATGGTGTCACACCTGGAACTATCCGAGAGGCTAGAGCAATGGCAGAGGGCACAGTCACCGATGACAAGTGGATAAGAATTGCAGCTTGGATTGCTAGGCACCTTGTTGACCTAGATGCACCTGATGCTAATCCAGAGTCAGACAACTATCCATCAGCCGGTGTTGTTGCTCACTTGCTTTGGGGATCAGGTCCAACCAGAAGGGCTGCATTACGCACACAAGACTACGCTGATTCAGTAGTTGCTAGAATCAGAGCAGAGGAAACTAACAGCATGGACAATAAAAACAAGTGGCTAGATGTAGCAAGAGCTATTGCCCTAAAGATTGACGGACCAAAGGCTGACAAGCCAGAGGTTAGAGTCAACAGCACTCAGTTTGAAGTTAGAGCTGAGGGCGATGGCATGACCTTTACTGGCTATGCATCTGTTTTCAACAGCCCATCACAAGACCTTGGTGGCTTTATCGAGTATGTTGCCCCTGGTGCTTTCAAGCGTTCCCTGCAATCTCGCAATGAAGTAAAGCTTCTTTGGAACCATGACGCAGGTGAGCCACTTGCATCTCTAAGAGGTGGCACCATGTCTTTGACTGAGGATGAGTATGGTCTAAAGGTTTCTGCTACCTTGCCACAGACTAGCCGAGGCAAAGATGTTGCTGAGTTGCTTAGGACTAAAGTAATTGACTCTATGAGCTTTGGCTTCAATGTCATCAAAGACACTTGGTCAAGAGATGGCCAGACTCGCACCTTGGATTCAGTCAGACTGTTTGAGGTGTCAATCGTTAGCTTCCCAGCTTATGAGTCAACAACTGCAACAGTTCGCTCACAGCCAACCATCAACCCTGACCAGCTTGCAGATGCTTTGCTAAAGCTAGAGTCCGGTGAGGAACTAGACCAGGCAAGTGCTGAGCTAATTACTGGTGTGGTAAACAAGCTAAAGGCAAGCCCAGAGGTTGAGGAAGTTATTGACAATGGCCTTGACCTGCTAGACCTAAAGAAAAAACAATTCGACCTACTACTGAAAAGGATTTAAACATGGCAACCAAAGATGAAATCAAAGCAGCTATCCTTGCAACCGCTGGGAACCCATCAGTGGGTGTAGTGAAAGACTTAGCTGATGATCTAGCCCAGGCAGTTTGGGAACTAGACAACAAGAACTCGGTGAACCCAGCCAAAGAAGTTAGGGTCACCAATCCAATAGAAACTCGCTAAAGTAGTTTCTAGCCCCAGCTCGGCCCCCTTCCTGAGCTGGGGTTTTTTTCTGCTTGTAAACTTATAGCAACGGCTGAGTGTAAGCACCGCTGTATCTGTTGAGTGTCAGCACCGCAGGAACCCCTAATCAACTAACTACAGGAGAATCATGTCCGACTTTATTAAGTCACAGATGGATGCTCGCAACAACCTCATCGCACAGGCAAGAGAAGTTCTTGACTTTGCTGAGGCTGAGAAGCGTGGCCTATCTGCAGAAGAAAACCAGAAGATTGCTCGTATCGAGGCTGACATTGACCAGGCCGACACAGCTATCTCAACAGCTCGCTCTATCGCAGATCGTGAAGCTCGTGCTTCCGAGGCTGCTGCTTCATTCACACCAACCTCAGCACCAGTAAACGCTGACGCTGACATCCTCCGCTCAATCGCTTCAGGCGAAATCAGAGGACACGAGTTCACTCGTGAGTTACGCACATTAGTACCAAGTTCGAGCACTGTGGGTCAGGATTTCTACTCACAAGTTTTTCAAATTGCTCAATTAGTCGGCCCGATGCTAACTGTGTCTGAGGTATTTAACACCACTTCTGGTGAGAACCTAGTCATCCCAACTGTCACCGCAACCTCATCCTCTGGATCAGTTGCAGCAGGTGGAACTATTACCGAGAGCAACCCAACATTCTCCCACATCACCCTTGGTGCTGAGAAGTATGGTGCTCTAGTGCAGGTTGCACAGGAGCTAGTCACTGACGCTGGATTCAACATCACCAGCTACATTGCACAGCAGCTTGGAACCTCATTGGGTCTACAGGCAAACTCAGTTCTAACCACAAAGCTATCCAACGCAGTTGGCACAGCAGTGACTGGTGGAACCGGTGTTGGCGGAGCAGCTTCCTATGAGAACCTTATTGACCTTGTTTACGGCATCGCAGATGGTGCTCGTGTGCTTCCAGCTCTAGGTTTCCAGATGTCAAAGACTGGAATTGCTGCAGCTCGCAAGCTAAAGGATGGTGCAGGAAACTACATCTGGACCAACTCAGCAGTGCCAGGACAGCCAGCAACCTTGCTTGGTTACAATGTCTACGAGAACCCAAATGTTGCAGCAGTAGGAACCGGCACCAAGTCGGTACTATTCGGACACCTACCAAGCTTCAAGGTTCGTGTTGCTGGCGGCATTCGTGTTGACCAGTCTGCTGACTTTGCCTTCAACACAGACACTGTGACTTACAGAGGTCTGATCAGACTTGATGGAGCGTTAACTTTCCCAACGCACATCATGGCTTTCCGAGGTGGAGCAAGCTAATCACTAGCTAACAAAAGCTGAAAGACCCCAAGCGTGTAGGTTCGCTTGGGGTCTTTCTTTTGCTAGGATAAAACTCAACAAAGGGAGAACCTACCAATGGGAAAATCAGGCAACCCAGCCAAGAATAAAAAACTCAACGCAACTATCTCGGTCCTCAGCAATTCGCCTGGGATGCCCACTGGCTACGGACAGGCTACCGAGGCACTTGTCAATCTGCTAAAGCGTGAGGGTGCTGATGTTGCAGCACTAAGCAACTATGGTCATGAGGGAATCAACTCAACTTATAGAACTGAGTTTGGTGACATACCCTTGTATGCCAGAGGCAATGAAGCTTACAGCAACGATGTTGCACCAGCTCATCACAAGCACTGGAAGGCAGTCAATCCTAAACAGCCAGACTTGATGATTACGCTTTACGATGTTTGGGTTTTGAACTCTAAGGCTTATGACAGTATCCCGATTGCAAGCTGGACCCCGATAGATCACAACCCAGTCCCACCTGGTGTTTTGCAGTGGCTAAAAAAAGACAATGTGACACCACTAGCCATGAGCAAGTTTGGGCTAGACCAAATAAACAAGGCAGGTGTCGAGGGCCACTATATCCCTCACAGCATTGACACCAAAGTATTCAAGCCAACAGACACAATCGGTGAGATGTCAGCTCAAGAGTTTATGGGCTTCAAGGATGATGAGTTTATTGTCGGCATGAACGCTGCCAATAAAGCCTCTGGAATTATCCACCGGAAAGCCTTTGGCGAGAACATGATGGCCTTTGCAATGCTCTGCCGGAAGTACCCCGATGCCATCCTTTACATCCACACCGATGCCAGCTCACAGCATGGTTGGAACCTTATGGCACTAGCTCAGATGTTGGGCATCCCGATTGACAACTTGGCTTTCCCAGACCCACTTGCTTACCGCTATGGCATGACAAGAGAAACACTTGCAGGTATCTATAGCCAGATGGATGTCATGCTTGCCACCAGTTATGGGGAAGGATTTGGAGTCCCAACTGTAGAGGCTCAGGCCTGTGGTGTCCCAGTAATTGTCAGCAACTTTGCTGCTTCACCTGAGCTTGTTGGAGATGGTTGGGTTGTCAATGGTCAGCCACTCTACGATCCAGCACAGCACTCATTCTTTAGCATCCCATCGGTGCCAGAGATCTATACAGCTCTTGAGGAAGCCTACAAGCGAGGCAAGGGCAAGTCAGCCAAGGCCATCGAGTTTGCCCAAGCCTTTGACCATGAGAAGGTTTGGAAAGAGAACTGGATGCCGGTGCTCAAGAAACTTCTCAAGTAAAGTGCTATTTGTTATCGGGTCATCGCCAGGCAGAGAGCAATGGCTGGCAGACTGCACAGCCTCGATAACCAGAGAACACATCGCCATTGTTAGCTTTGGCTTTGAGCTTGCCAAAATTGGCTGGGTAATCTCTAACACAAAGGCTGACAGATTCTTGTTTTTACAGGACTCATGGGTAATCAAGGATGACAGGTTTTGGGACTTGCTTGAATCAACAACTGGCTCGGTTGCCATTACTGCTGACCCATACTTCTATGGATGCTATGCCGGTGTTTACGAGCGTTGGGTTATCGAGCAGATTGGAGTGCCGGTGATAGGTGACAAGCGTGAGGCAATACGCAATGAGATTGACTGGCACAAAAGCTATGTTGAGGTGTCTGGCAATCCACAGGTGCTATTCCCAGAGCTAACAGATCGCAACTCAACAAGACAAGAGCAAAAGCATGGGAGAACCAACCTAGTGCTAGAAAATGATTACCTAATGAAATACAAAGGAACTTGGTCATGATTGTTGATGCTGTCACTTTTGGTGGCGAGATTGACCTTATGAGGGCAAGGTTTGAGGTGTTGCCAGCCGACCAGTTTGTAATCATCGAAGGCAACAAACAATACGCAGGGCAACCCAAGCCCTATGTCTTTGAAGAAAACTTAGAGGCTTTTAGCAAGTGGATGCCTAAGATTCACTATGTAAAGATTGAGAGCCTTGGCTCAGGCGATGCCTGGCAAAATGACTACCATCAACGCCGCAATGTCGGGATAGCTTTAGAGGGTTTGGGCTTAGCAGACACCGACACAGTTTGCCTGTTTGATACGGATGAGTTTTGGGACATTGAGAAATTAAAGCCCACACTGCACTCTTGGCGGATGCCCAAGTATCACATGAGCCTACGCTGGTATCACTTTGACGAGTTGACAGGACTAACCGGCGAGTGGCAATACTTCAAAGGTCAAAATGTAGATGCTATGCGATGGGCTAGAGATTCATTCCCTACAATCAATGGTGGCTTTCACCTAACCTCGATGGGTGACTTAGATTACTTGATAAGAAAAGTCAAAGGCTTTGCACACCAGGAATACAACAGACCAGGACTTGAGGCTGAACTAGCCCATTGCTGGACTTATGGGCACAACCTAGAGGGAGCTGGTTTCAGAGAACTGCCTGACCTCTCGCACTTGCCAGATTGGTTTGCCCTAGAATTATTGCCAGCCGATTGGTACAGGAGAAGGCCCAATGCTTGAGAACCTAATAGTGCCAGTGCTAAACAGATACGATCTGCTGCAAAGGATGCTTGACAGCGTGGATGTGCCAGTTGAGCACTTGCTGGTTATTGACAATGGAGAAGGTACAGACAGCCTTACTTTTAGCGACAAGTTTGCCAAGGTCACTCACTTACGGATGCCAGCCAACATGGGTGTTGGTGGATCTTGGAACTTAGGCATCAAGTCCTTCCCTTATGCTCACCGCTGGTTTATAGCTTCTAACGATGTTGTGTTTCTATCAGGTGCTCTAGAGAGCCTTTCAAAAGCTCTCAGGGATGAGATAACCCTTACAGCAGATTTCCCTTATTGGCAGTGCTTTGTCCTTGGGGATGAGGCTGTCAGTAGCATTGGGCTGTTTGATGAGTGTGGCTTTTATCCTGCCTACTTTGAGGACAACGACTACATGAGGCGAGCTGATTTTGTAGGGGTAAACATTCGCAAAATTGTAATTCCTACAACTCATGACAACAGCTCAACAATAAAAGCTGGCTACCTAGACAAGAACGCAAAGACCTTTATTGCCAACCAGTCCTACTACCAAAGCAAGGTTGACCACAACGATTACACAGCCGGCTCTTGGTCACTAGCCATTAGGCGAGAGAACGGTTGGGAGTGAGCACCCTAGTTTATACAGGTGGCACCTTTGACCTATTCCATGCTGGCCACGCTAGGTTTCTGCAACGCTGTGCCGAGCTTGGGCCTGTGGTGGTATCCCTAAACACCGATGAGTTTATTGAGGAATACAAGGGCAAGCCACCGGTCATCAGCTACGCAGACCGAGAGGCTGTGCTAATTGCTTGCAGGTATGTTGACCGAGTAGTGCCCAACACAGGTGGCACTGACAGCAAGCCAAGCATCGAGGAAGTGTGGCCCGACATCATTGCTATTGGCACAGATTGGGCTAGGCGTGACTACTACGCACAGATGAAGTTTGACCAGGACTGGCTTGATGAGCGAGGCATTGCCTTGATCTACATTCCTTATACACAAGGCATCAGCTCTACAGCCATCAAAGAGCGTATGCTTTTCAGGAGATAAGATAGGAATACTATGGCCATTACAAACGGATATGCCTCACTTTCAGAAGTCAAGGCCTCACTAAGAATCACAGACAGTGTTGATGACTCACTACTTGAAACAGCCATCGAATCTGCCTCAAGACTTATTGACGGCTTCACAGCCAGAAGCTTCTCTAACGCAGGTTCCGCTGTAAGGGACTTTGCTGCCACCGACTCAATCAACCTAATCATTGACGATGCAATCAGCGTTAGCTTGGTTCAGGCTACGGATGAAAAGGGCAGCACTTATACAACCTTTGGTGTCAATGACTACCAGCTTGAGCCAGTCAACTCTAGATCTGACGGCCTCTACTTTCCCTACACAGGCATCAGAGCTGTCAACACTTATGCCTGGCCTGTAGTGGACCAGCAAGCACTTGTCAGAGTCACTGGTGTTTGGGGTTGGGCTGCAGTGCCAACTGCTGTAAAGCAAGCCTGTGTAATTCAGTCCTCAAGGATTTTCAAACGACTTGACTCACCTTTGGGTGTTGCCGGCTTTGGTGACATGGGTGCTATTCGAGTTGGCCGATACCTTGACCCAGATGTCGAGCAACTACTTATGCCTTATAGGATCATGAGGAACTTCGGCTAATGAGCATCAGCCTAATCAGGCAAGCCCTTGCTACTAACCTTGCAACCATCCCAGGACTACGCACAGCAGCTGAGGTGCCGGACCTACCTAACCCACCTATTGCTATTGTTGCTTTGAGATCTGTCACCTACGATGGAGCCTTCAACAAGGGCATGACCAACTACAACTTTGCAGTCACTGTCATTGTTGGCAGAGCTGCCGAGCGTGAGGCCCAAAGACGGCTGGATGCCTACATCAGCACTGGGGACACAAGTATCAAAGGTGCAGTAGAATCAGATAGTACACTTGGTGGTTATGCCTTTGACTGCCGAGTTGTTTCGATGGACTCAGTTGGTTCATTGAACATCAGCGACACAACATACCTGGCAGCCGACTTCACAGTCGCTGTCATAGCAAACTAGGAGATAAAAGCAATGCCAAAGTTTTACGCACAAGACTACAAGGTCACAATCGGCACAACAGTGCTATCCAGCTCAATCGCTGCTGTGACTCTTGACATCACCCAAGATGATATCGAAACAACGGCTTTTGGCAGCACTGCCAGAACTCGTATTGGAGGGCTAAAAGATGCAACTGTATCTTTCGACTTCCACCAGGACTTCGCTGCCGGTGCAGTTGACTCAATCCTGTTCCCACTATTGGGTTCAACAGTTGCAGTCAAAATCTCACCGACATCTGGAACTATTACTGCTACAAATCCTGAATATAGATTCGATGCATTATGCACCGCATATTCCCCATTTTCAGGCAGTATAGGCGATTTGGCCGTCACCACAATCCAGTGGCCAGTATCGGGTCCAGTTGTCCGAGGAACTGCAGCCTAGTAAGCTGACATCATGAAAATAAACCTACAAGTAGAGTTCAGCGACAAGCCTGGTGAACCTAAAGAGGTCACCTGCCTAGCATCTGACATGGTGAAGTTTGAGACACACTTCAACATCTCCATTGCCAACCTAGACAAAGACCTCAAAATCACTCACCTGCTTTTCCTAGCTTGGGCAAGTGAAACACGCACTAAGGCAACTGCTAAAACTTTTGATGAGTGGATTGACGGAGTTCTCTCTGTATCGGCCTCTGACGACCCAAAAGCATAAAGGGTCTAGGGGATAAATCAGCTCATTGGTTCATAGCATCTCTGGCAGTCGAAACTGGCATCAGTCCCAGAGAGTTGTTGAAACTCGATGAGCGGATGCTCTGGACACTCAGCCGGTATTTGATTTACAAAAATCAGCAAGGCTCTAAAAGATAGCCCCCTGAAAAGGGGGTTTTTCTTTTGGGTAGAATGTAAGCATTACCTAATCTAGGAGTCACAGTTGGCAAGCCCAATCACAACCATCAAAGTGCAAGGTGTCAGAGAGATGCTGCAACTACTTGATGCTGTGCAACCAGGCTCAATCAAGGAACTAAGAAAAGACATCCGACAGATTGCTCAGCCAGCAGTTTCTGCCATTAGATCTAATCTGCCAAAGACCTCACCGCTATCAGGCATGAATCACTATGGCCGCACTCGCTTTGCTGGTGCTAAGGTAAGTGCTCAACTGCTACTTGGCAGAGCCATAAACAGCACTACCATCCCTCTTGTTAGATTGCAGGTTGAATCACCTGGTGATGCAGTAGGTCTTGAGATAGCTGACATGGCTGGCCGAAAGACCATGATGCATGGCCCAGCTTTACTTTATGAATACAAGGGCATAGGCCGAGTCGGTGGCTCTGGCAGACAGAAGCCAACCAAGTCAAGATCTGTGGTCAGGCGTGGCAACACTCAAGCTTTTCAGTATCGAATCACTGGACAGGGCAAGGGCATGACAGACAACCTTGGTGGCATCCCATCTCGATACATCTACCCAGCCCTAGCTGGACAGGTAGATAACATCGCTGCCGACATGATGAAAACCATTGAAAGATACTCTCAGAAAATCAACTACAAACTTAAGGCCGCATAATGGCAATTAGAATACCCATCCTCACCAGCTTTGACCCTAAAGGGCTAAAGCAAGCTAACGCTCAGTTTGCCAAGCTACAAAGCT